CTTACGTAGCAATACGTTATATGCAAAGTCCAGAATTTGAAAGAACACTAAAAAACAAACTTATGGGTGATTTAGAGAAAAAATTACCAAGCGTTATGAAAGACACTTTGCCAAAAACTACAGGCCCATCTTTTCAGCTACCAACACCACAAAAGTCTTAAGTGGAGATACGACAAGTAAATATTAATCACATACAAATACCAGAAATAAAAGCATGGCAATTTGAAGTTCCTGTTATAAATAAAGTTCCAAAACCGATTATTAATTATGCTGGCTGTGTAAAAGTCCACAGAAATAATTTAATAAATTTAATTGATGTTGATGAAAATGGCACTGTTATTAAGTGCGGTGTAAAGATGCCAAGTTATGAACCTTTACAGTGGACACCTAACAGCTTTGTTTATTCATCACCACCACAAAATACTAATATTTCACCACCTTCTTATATGGAGGCTGTAAAGCCAGAAATACCAAACAAAAAAAAAGAAAAAGAGTTTTTTATTGAATGTCCTAATGAAACAAATCTTAGGATTGGAAACTACGCTAATGAATTAAAATTAGAGAAAGTGGTAG